TATTGGTCTTCTATTTTTAAATCATCAGTCATATAAATATTCTTATATAGGAAATCCCTGCCCACGTCCAGACTTCTTTTTACCAGCGTGTGTTTTGGAATGCCTTCCAGGACGTTTTCTTTTATTTTGTAAAATATGAGCTGTTGCTAACTTTGATTTCTTAGCCATTCTGATCTTCTCTTGATATTTCTAATATTGCAATAGTACCACTCATCTGATCCGCGGCTGCTGCTTGTAGTCTTAATACATCATTTTCTTCTAAAATGTAAGTACCATCTGCAATTCCAGCTGATGTGCTAGTAATTATAGAATCTTGTGCAATTAAATATTGAGTAGCAGCAGAACTATCATATATAAAAACTTTAATTACTCCTGTTGCAGCTCGATTAGCACAATGAGTTTTTTTAACAATGGCTCTAGAATTAGAAGGACAAGTATAAACATCTGTCACATCCGTAGTAGCTAGATCAAAGTTTACCCCTATATATTTATTAGCCATAATTTTTAATCATCCTGTGTCATAAACCACATAAATCGTTCTACTTCTTGTTTTAAATCTTCTTGATAGGAAGTATTTAACTGAGTCTTTAACGTATCCATAGCCTGTAATACCTGTTGTTGATTATTAAACTCATAGATAGGACTTGGATCAGGTATGTAGGAAGTTATTTTAGCCATTATCTTTTTCCGTCTGGTTGTATGTCTGCTCTAAAAGTTCCGTATCTCCAAGTTTCCCCTATAGCCGTAGTTTGAATTTTTAAAGCCGCAGATCTTCCTCTGGCTCTAGTGTCTATTTTCTGAGTGGACGAAGTCACCAAGAACGGCCCTAACGCTGAGGAGACTGCTGTATCAGAAGGATAGTCCTTCAATAAAATAGTGACAGTCGCTGTTCCAGTTAATCTTTGGAAATCTGGTATAAATCTTCGTATCTTGGTAAAGGTTTCTCCATCCCCGTCTATATGTAATTGGAAGTCACCTGATTCGATGAAAGAAGTAATAGTGGTTGTGATTCCATCAGCTAATTGGTCAACTCCTGTCTCCTGAGACCAAAAAGTAGAGTTACCACTAAAACTAGTTACTCCTTGAATAGTAGGGAAGCTAGGAACCCCTGAGATATTAAAAGAAGTGGCATATGGATTATCAAACAAGTGAGCGTCATAATAAGAAGTTCTTGCCAACGAACTTGTGTACCATACTTTATCTTCATAATTATAAGTAACACATCTATTTATTTCACTAGAAGAAGCCGTAGGATAAAACCAATTAATTTCATTAAACAAAGTATTTACCCCTGCATAAACCAATCTGCCCGCATTGAAGTTTAGTCCCAGATCTCCTGGATTAGTAGTAGAAAATACATAGTCTTCTACAGGGCAAGGTATCTTTTGCACTGTCCCGTTGAAGGCATTAAAACCACCTGCATCATCCATCCAGTAGACCACGCCATCTACGAAAGCCGTTGCTTTAGGACCTATAAGACCGCAGTTAGAACCAACTTTTCTTATACTGAAAGTAAAGGGGGCTCCTACATACTGTACAGTGTAAGCTGCTGTGTCTGTTATTACCAAAATATAATCCTTTCCTTTTACCGCCCCCACAATAGAAGTTCCGTCATCTATTCTAAAAGTACCTGCAGTATTAACCGAGGTTGGTTGGTATTCATTGTAGTTCTCTTGATTTGAAAATCTAATAAACATCGAATCAAAAGAGCTATTGTCTCCAATAATTGACTCTGTTCCCAAATGTATAAAATGTCTATCTTGATCGGATACTATAGAAGTATTTGTTTTAGTGGGTGCCCCCGACATAATAGTCGCTCTCGTTTCTAAAGCATTTAGATTATAGTTTAAAGGTTGCCAAACAAAAGTTCTTCCATTTAAAATAGTGGCAGTTAATATTTGACCAAAATTATCTAGGCTCCAGTCAGCAGGATCCAGTGTAACAGAAGAAGATAAAGAAGCCGCTCCCCATGCAGTATATATTTCAATTCCAGAGAGATCCGCATGTATAGCCGTAGAGGTTCCGTTTACCGCTCTTGTAATTCCAGTTAAAGAAGTGGCCGTAATTCCAGTGTATGAAATTAATTCGTCATCTACTTTAATTACTCCAGCAGCAGTAAAACCAGCAGTGCTATCTACATCAATAGTAGTTCCGCTTCCTCCTGTACCAAAGGTATCGGCAAGTAGAGCACCATCTAAATTAGCAGTGACTCCTGTTGCTCCTGCCCACGCACCTGTTCCAAATCCGTATCCGTACGTCTGACCGATAGGTCCTATTACTATATATCTATTTAAAGTGAAGGCTCCGTTTGCAGTGACAGTTGCCCCCGCATTAGTAGGCATCGTTACTTTAAAAGTATTGATAGTAGCACTAGTTACTTCAAAGGTAGTATCTTGAAACCCTCCAGCAGTGTACCCTGCTCCCGTAGGAGGAGTTACCGAAGTAAAGGTAAATAAATCTCCTGCAATCATGTTGTGTCCTGTTAGATTACAAGTCACAAGTGGAGAACCACTAGTAGTAGTAAAGGTACCTCCAGTTTGAGCGGTCTCTAATGGAGTAATATCGTAGAAAGCACCTTCGTAATAAATAAATAAACCTCTTTGTGACCCCAAAGCCACATACTTACGTCCGTTTAAATCTGTCCATTGATGCTGTGCTCGTATTCCGCCAACAACAGTCTTGGAAGTAATCTTTTCCCAACCACCTATTTTTTCAGGTAAGCCATAGCGAAAGCGTACAAAATCACCATCTATATACTGCCCTTCGGCAGCAGTATCGGTTATTTGTTTATTAAAGCCTGGTCTGATATTAATTAAATTTAATGACATAAAAGCATTATATACTATATATCAATGAATTTTAATACATTGAGAAATCAAAATTAATTATCGTTCTATGCGTGTATTTTATAGGACAATTACCCGAATGATACATTTGACCATTAAATAATATTCCGTTTCCTTTTTTAGGAGGAACTCTTATTAAAACATCTTTTTCTGTAAAATTATTTATTGTATTGTATTTCTGATACATACTATCTTTTGTTTCTTTAAATAAAATGGTGTCTCCATCCGAATCATCTACATAGTAGACAAAAGTTAAATATTGAGAAATTTGTTCTAAATCTATATGAGGAGCATTAAATTTATGCTCCGTATGATTAGGATAAGGAGTAGTTCTTCTTATTCTAATTCGATGAATGGTAGATACAGTAAAGTTTTCGTTTTTCTCTAAAAAATAAAGCAGAGACCTTAATAAAGAAAAAATGTTAGATCTAACTCCTTCATCGTATACAGTATGAGTTAGCCCTGGAGAAATAGTTATAAGATTACTTTTTATATCAAATTTTACTTTTTGCGTATAAATGGAATCTGAAAAATACCAATTAAAATCTTTATGGTTTATTGTTTCTTTTATCTCATCAATTAAAGAAACAGGAAATAAGTTTTTAATTATTTTGCACTTATTCTCCATCTATTTTAGTATTATCAAAAGTATTTAATTGATTTACTCCAGGAGTAAAATTTTTGTTCCAATCAAAAACTATTTTTATTAAAGTATTTCCAATATGACGTAAGGTTTTTTCTGGAAAATGTAACTTACCTTTTGTTTTAATTATTTCTATTTCATTTTCACTAAACACGAGGTCACAAGAACCATTGTTATTATCTTGAATAAATTTCATTTAATCCACTCTCCTTCTTTTTCTATTGATTTTTTTTCCCATGGTTTAATCTTATCTACATTAAAAGCAAGAGTTATTCTTTGACTTTTTAAATTCGTTTCGGGTACATAGTGGACTAGAAGAGGGTGAAATAAAACAAATTTACCTACTTCTTCTTTGATATGCATATCGTATTCTGGAAAAAAAGTACCAGGTCCGTTTCCTGTCAAATATAAAATACCACAAAAAGCAGTAATGCCTTCATGATTATGGGGCTGTATCTTATGTTGAGGAGTATCACATATATTTCCCCAAGCTTCTTTAAAAGCTACAGGACCACGATAAATATACCCCATTTCATTAGAAATTAATTTTATAAAATCTTGAAATTTTTTTGAATGAGGCAAACTTTCGAACCCAGAAAATTTTGCCTTAACGTTTGTAGTGCTATGATTTTCTTTGTTTTGTTCACATTTTTCTATAATTTCTTTTTTTAAATTATTAATTAAATCAATATTGCTTATTTTACCTTGAGATAAAAAAGTAACTAGAGATATAGTTTTATGTCTAACGAGAAAATCCATTATGGTATTTACCTATATAGTCTCTTTTATCAAATACGTGATCTTTATGAGGTCCCTTTTTATCCACATAGTGCATAAACACATGAGAACTCCAATCACCTTCAAATTTTTCTCTCCAGTGCTCTAACTCACATCCTAAATAAATAACTGCATCCCCAGGGTCTGATACAATTGGATTTCCGTTTACGTAAATAGGCCATTCAGGTTTATCTGAACCTAAGCATATCGTAACACTTATTTCACAGGAGGGTCTATCTGTGTGTTTGTGTAAATAAGATTGATAGATATACATTCTCCAAAAAGTATAAGTAGGAGATAAACTCTTTCCTGTTATCTCTTCCATTTTAGGTAATTTACACATCATTAATGAATCTATTAAAGGAGATCCATATTCAGAAGTTTCCCATAATTTAGTCATTCCATCAAATTGACTAAGATTATTTTTATGAAAAACAATCGTGTAAGTTTTAAGTAATTCTAATTCTTCTGCAGTTAAGAAGTTTTTTACTAACTTATATTTAAAATCTTTTCCTATTATTTCACCCATGATACTACCGAATATCTTGTTCCATTAATTAAGGGCTTTACTGTATGAGGATACATAAAATTACTAGGCCATATAATTAATTTTCCTTTTTTATTTACTATAGCAAATTCTTTTTCTTTATTGGGATTTCTAAAACAAAGTTCTCCCCCTTCATACTTGTCGTTTAGTAATAAAATAAAACTAAATGTTCTCGGAACTTCTGCACAATGATCTACATGCCAAGTATAAAACCCCCCTGCTTCATATTTAAGAGCGGTAATATCTTGTATTCCGCTTATGGGTAAATCAAATATATTTAAGTCCTGTGCATATTTCTTTAAATAATTTTTAACTAATTCATGTAACCTACATGAATGGTGGACATGAGTCATGCTTTCATGCCTTCTTACAAAGTTGTACTGATAAGTTCTTCTTATTTCAAAATCAGTTTTAGTCAAATCCTTACTTCCGAGGTCGATTATTCCAGCTTTAGTAAAAGCTTGAGTCTCTAAAAATTTACACAAAGCATCACAGTATTCTTCTGAAAGTACATTTTCATATTCTCTTATAAAAGTGTTTATTTCCATGATTTTTTATGCCAAAATTTATTTTTATAATTATTAATTAACCTAAGATTATTGAAAAATCTACCTGATTTTAATTCTAATGTATTTGTTTTAGAAACTTTCATTTCCCAAGAATCTCTTTTAAATGGAATTATTTGAACGTAAGGTAATCCTTTCGGTATAGTTGTAATTAAAGATGGGTACTTATCTCCATTTATAACTATTGGAAAATTTATCTCTTGATTAAGTACATCCGTGTCTACAATACCAGGAATAATGCTAAATCTATCATCTGAATTATTTAAAGGAGGTACAAATAGACAGGAATAACCTGGGGTAGTTTTAATTAACCACGGATTCATTATTTTATGAAAAGCCATTCCTTTGTTTTTTTCTACATAAGGACTTCCTTTTAGTTGATCTTTCGAATGACAAACATTTATACTACTATTTAAATTAGCTGTTTCTGTGCCCATAGGTTTATCATACATGGCAAATTTATAAAAAGTATCTTTTTTACCTAAAGTATTTTCTACATTATGCTCAAGATAAAAATCTTGAGGCATTTTTAAAATGTATCCTGATGTTAAAGTATCTAAAAAAGGCATACATCCCTTAATTGTTTGATTATTATGAGAATGGTTTAAGTTTTTTATCCATTCAGGTATGTTTAATTTAGTAGGAATAGGGTAATCCTCTTTTTCTAAAGAAATTAAATATTCTTCAGGAACACTAAACTCGATAGTTTTGGTAGACATACACCTCTACATATAGGTAATTAGGGTAATTGTAAAGGGTGTATAACAGAAACACCAGAAATATTGTCTTCTACATATCTTTCTAAAGACGTATTTAAAGGAGTTCCTCCAACAGGGGGGTAATGATATTCCCCTGCGTCCGCAAGTTCTCTATCATAACCATCGATAGCTTCACTAGTATTTTCAGATGTTGCATCTGTTATTAAAGAAGATACATTGATCCCTGTAATAGCGTTTTTATAGTTAGTCCAGTTAGACGCATTTGCATTACTAGGAGAGTAGGCTAAAACCTTATCTAATAGAGATACAGTAACATCAATTTTACGTTGTAGGTCTCTTTGATAAGAGAAAGTATTACTTAACGAAGACATATTAACTGTGTCTCCTGAGTAAGAAATAATTTGTTTTTCATTAAGTCTTACAGCATTAAAATCTTCATCCGAAATATCTTTAATCGTGTGCAGACTTATATCTTCTATATTTAAGTTAGCTATTTCTGCCTCGTTTGCTGCGATTCTAAATACCGAACCAAGAGCATTTTCACTATCTTTTAAAAATAAAACTTTAGCCATAATTTTAACTTCCTATGTTTTCCCAAATATTTAAAAATCCATTTCCACCTGGCGAAGCGTCAAAACCTGGGGGACCAGGAGAATTTCCTCCAACTCCTCCTGCTCCTACCGAATAAGGCTGTGAGAAAGGTGCTGAAACATCGTGAAAGAATGTTCCCCATCCTCCTGCACCACCTGATTCACCACTCCAGTCTCCTCCTCCTGCATTACCAGCTGTTCCCGCAGTAGTGGGATAACTTCCTATCATATAATTTTTTTCTACGGCAGTAGATGACGCTCCAGTGCCTCCCCATGTTGCTCCAGGGGCAGTTCCTGTCGTGCCTGAACCAGGGTTAGATGAATGCGGTTCAGATCTAGTTCCCCCTCCACCAGCATTAACTGTCCCTACATTTGTAAGAGTAGTAGAAGAACCAGCATTTCCATTTCCGCCTTGTCCGTAATTATTATTACCCGCAGCCGCTCCTCCTCCGCCACCACCAGACATAAATGCCACAATTTTACTTGCTGCAGCGTTTGCGGTGTATGTTCCACTACTTGGAGAAGTAATATAATAACTCATATTAGGTATCCAAGCTCCTCCGCCAGCTGATCCAGAAGAAGCATCTGTAATTCTTCCTTGAGCATCTACAGTTAGACTAGCTGCTGTGTAAGCACCTGCAGTTACGGCAGTGTTTGCAAGTTTGTCTGCTGTGACTGCATCGTCTGCTATTTTTGAAGTTGTTATATTAGCATCTAAAATTTTTATTGTTGTCACATTCGCATCTAAAATTTTTATTGTGGTAACTGCATCATCCGCAATTTGTGCAGTAGAAATAGTTCCTGTAAGTTGAGACGTTGCAATGGTTCCACCTAAAGTGTTTAATGCAATTTCATTTAAATTAGTTCCATCAGAATAAGCTGCTACGATAGCCGCTTCTCCTGCTGTAAAACCTGTACCAGAAACTGTTTTAATAGTTAAATTAGTAACTCCTACTACGGCACTTAAATCAATAATATAAAATTTTTCTAAAGCGTCTGGGATAGTTACTGAAGAAGCTGTTGTAAGAGTTCCAGTGAACTTTAAAATCATATTTCTTGCGTTAGATAAAGTTCCGTCCGTCAATGCGAGAGTAACTGTTCCTCCATCACTTAAAGCAATTGATTCGTAACCAGCGGTTACTTGGTTAATTAAATTTAAATTTGTATTTGTTTTATCTCCCCATTGACCAGCGTTTTCGCCAGTGGCCATAAGCTCTAAACCGAGATCTGAATAAGTGGATGCCATATATTTTTAAAACTCCTATAAATGTATTTTACTATTATTAAGCAGCTAAATCAACTACTGTCCAATTAACAGGAGTACCTGTATCTACTTCTGCCCACGCAATGATATTAGGGGTAACCGTGGTAATTGTCAATCCAATGCCAGTGGGAATTACTACCGCAGAACCTACTACGGTTGTTTGACCCGCGGTAAGGGATGCGGAAACACCTGTTACATCATAAGAAGATACGGGTACTGTATCTTCTGTAACAACAGTTAATGTAACCCCTGTAAGAGTTACTATTGCAGTACCTGATTGATCCTCATCTCCTAATGTTAAAGTAGCGGAAACACCCGTCACTGGAACTTCTTGAATAGTACCTCCAACAGCCTCTCCTATGCTCACAGAAGAGCCTATTCCAGTAGGGTAAACGTTTGCATGTCCTTCTATAGAAACATCTTCTAAAACAGTTTGAATTAAGAAACTGTGTGCAATTTCATTATCTGAAGTTCCTGATGTTCCAACGGGTGTAATAGCTGTATCTAATTCAATTCCTTCTGGAACAACCGTAGCGTCTGTAAAAGCATCCTCGTCTCCTATAAAAGTAGCTACAGATAATCCATTAACTCCTCCTCCGAGAGCAGAATAGTTAACTCCCCATCCTAAGTTACCCCAGGTATCTCTACCCCAACCAGAACCAATTAAATAATTCTCATCGATGGTAACTCCTGTGATAGCAGTGGATATAGAAGATCCAGTTACATCTACCCCTACGCCAATATCCTCTTCTCCTGTGGATACGGACATAGATAAACCTATAGGAGATACCTCTGCAGAAGCTCCTGCAACGGCTCCTTGTAAAGCGATGGTTAATGAAAGAGATGTTGCTATAACATCTGCGTTAGCTTGTGTAGTAGAAGAGGCAATACTTGAAGATACGGAGGATCCAGTGACAGTTACGGTGACATCATCTTGTTCACCCCAAGAGTTTATTCCCCAGTAATTATTACCCCAAGTATTAGCCATTCCATATTAGTCTCTTGTTACGATATTCTGATAATTGCTTGAGTATCGTTTGCCGCAGGGAACTGAATTG